AAGACGTCGGCGAGGGTCATAGCATTCCCTGGGCTCGGCTGATGCCGAGTGCACCAAGGATGGCCCATTGGCGAGTGGTAAACTTGCCAATGTCTAGGCCAAACCCGTAAGGGGTCGCCCGTTGCCTGTACTTTACGTCTGTGACGAAAGTCTGGCTCCGGGGCCCGCCAGTGGTGCCTCGCAAGGCAACACCGTCGAGCAGGTAGGTGTCACGACATGTGTAATGACACATGATGTAACCCCACCTCAAGACAAGGCCGTCGTTGGCAAACGCGGTCATGTTGCGAGCAACATCACCAGTGTTCGAGATCCAATCAGCAGCCCAACTCCAGGGGGTAAGCTCCCAGAAGAGCTCGGGGGAAACCCGAGTTCCGAAGAGTCGGTTCATCCGACTCTCTGCGGCACGCATCTTCTCCACAGCACTATCACCGTGGGGATAGAGATACGTGTACGCACCTGAGAACCAAAACCGGTAAGTTTCCTCACGGGTTTTGGTAAGCTTACCCGGACCACCAGTATAACAGCTTGGTCCCACGAGTCTATGACCCGGGGACCCGTAAGCATTACTGCTTACAACTGATGTACTGATGGTCCTTTCTTCCGGAAAGGTGTAGCGCCGTCTAACAAGACGACCGGAGTCGCGCTTAAGCTGTTCGATCACCTTATTGGCTGATCGAGCAGCTTCTCCGAACTTTCGGAGATCCGAGATGATTGGTTTGAGACCGAACTCATAGTTGAGGTACTCGTCGGCTACGCCGCCGGGACCCCCTCTATGAACAAGGCCTCTCCCAGGAATGGCCGGAAGGCCTTCCCTGAGTTCACCTAGGAACTGCGCAGCTCCCGCTACAGGACTCGTAGGGATCGTCCTTGCAATGGCAGTGGTACCCCGAATAGTCGCAAGACTAATCAGGTTACCAGGTACTGCCGGATACAAGGCCGATGTAGACCCCACGTTCGCGTCCATAGCAACCCATGGTCCGCGATACGAGTACCGATAGATGCCCTCTCGAATATCGAGATTCACATCGAGATCTCTCTCGTGTGAATACTCGATTGTATTCTTGATGGACATAAATCCGTCGGTACCCAAGTCCGCAGTCGATAGGAAGGAACTATTGGCAAGAGGAGCATGGCGCCTTTCGGCGTCACGCTTCAATGCCTTATAGTCCAACCAATTCGACCCTCTCTGAGATGTGGTCATCTCTCGTCCGTACTGAGCCCCAGGGTGCTGTGTTACCGAAGTAGACACAGCACCCGTATTGGGATCAGTGAAGTATGTCGTAGCCGGATAGAACTTCGACTTGACATACTCGAACGTACGCTTTCGCGTACTGGACGGGAAGTTTGCGGTGACCATCCTGGAGTTCTCCTTGCGGGTGAGTGGGAGT